AACAGGCAATGCTAAGACACTACGCCCAGGTTCAAAGATGAAAGAAGATAAGAAGCGTTCACAGAACGGTGCTGGTTCTTCTGATAATGCTGATTTCGAAGGTCAGCAGCAGGATATTGGTGGACAGACACCAACTTCACTTCCATCAGGCAATCTAGGCGCTGCCGCTGCATCAGCAGTTGGTAAGGATTCTTCTCGTGCTGGTAAGGGTTCAGTTGCACCCGAGCCAACTAAGAAGCTATCAGAAGATGAAGTAAATGAAGGTGAAGTAGTTGAAGAAGAAAATGCTCCAACTCTAGCCGAGCGCATTAAGGCTCTTAAAGAAGCCCGTAAGCACGACAAAGAAGAAAAAGAAGACAAAGAAGAAAAAGAAGATGAAGATGAGAAGCACGAAGGTAAAGAAAAGTGCGATGAAGAACTAGAACTTTCAGAAGAACTAGAAGACTTTATTGCAGAAGCCATCGAAGCTGGTCTTGATGAAGAAGAAATTCTTGCTGCTATCGATGAGAACTTTGAGTTCGTCTCAGAGGAATCAGATGAGATTGCAGAATCACTAGAGACATACGAAGTTGATATGTCAGAGCATGTTGATGCCCTTCTAGAAGGTGAGAACCTTTCTGAGGAGTTCCATGCTAAGGCAACAACAATCTTCGAAGCAGCCGTTAAGGCAAAGCTAGAAGAGGAAGTAGCTCTACTAGAGCAGGCTTATGCCGAAACTCTAGAAGAAAGAGTTGCTGAAATCTACGAACAGCTATCAACCGACGTTGATGACTATCTAAACTATGTTGTTGAACAGTGGATTGAAGAAAATGAAGTTGCTGTTGAGTCCGCTCTCCGTAGCGAACTTACAGAAGATTTCATCAGTGGTCTTCGTGCCCTATTCGCTGAACACTATATCGACATTCCAGAGGATTCTGTACCTGTAGTTGAGGAACTATCAGCAACAGTTGAGGAACTAGAAGCCAAACTTAACGAAGAAATTGAGCGCAATGTTGCACTATCATCTGCACTTAACGAATCACGCAAGTATGAGCTAGTTTCTGCTGTTTGTGAAGGTCTAACATCAACTCAGGCAGAGAAGCTAAAGGGTCTTGCCGAGAACGTTACCTATACATCAGACGAAGAATTTATCGATAAGATTTCAACACTAAGGGAGAACTATTTCCCAACTGCTGTTAAGGCAGATGGCGTTCTAGACCTAGTTGAGTCAAGCGATCCATCAGTAATCAACGAGAGCAATCTTGAAGGTCCAATGGCTCGTTATGTTCAGGCCCTTGGCAGAACTCTCCCAAAGTAATTTAAACTAACTTTAGTTAACAGAAAGAAGGAAACTAAAATGTATTTAACAGAACAGCTAGAAAACAAGTGGTCCCCAGTTCTTGACCACGACGGCGCTGGTAAGATCAAGGATGCTTATCGTCGTGCCGTTACTGCCGTTATTCTTGAGAACCAGGAAAAGGCAATGGCTGAGGAAAGCCGCACACTAAACGAAGCCGCTCCAACTAACTCTGGTGGTGGTCTAGGTACCGGAACTAATGTCGCTTCATACGACCCAATTCTTATCTCCCTAGTTCGCCGTGCGCTTCCAAACCTAATCGCTTATGACGTTTGCGGCGTTCAGCCAATGACCGGTCCAACCGGCCTAATCTTCGCAATGCGTTCAAAGTATAAGTCAATGGGTGGCAGCGAGGCTCTATTCTATGAAGCCAATACTGCTTTCTCATCACAGAATGCAACCGGTAATACTTCTGCTCTTAACGGTTCACAGCCAGCCGGCAACAATAACCCATTCGCAGAAGGTGCTAACTGGACTGCTAACTCATTCCCAACTGGCGTTGGTATGACCACAGCACAGGCAGAAGCACTAGGCGATGCAGCTTCAAACGCATTCGCTGAAATGGCTTTCGCCATCGATAAGGTTACTGTTACTGCTCGCAGCCGTGCGCTAAAGGCAGAATACACCACCGAGCTTGCTCAGGATCTTAAGGCAATTCACGGCCTTGATGCTGAGACCGAGCTAGCCAACATTCTCTCAACAGAGATTCTTGCTGAAATCAATCGTGAGGTTATCCGCACAATTTATCGTTCAGCAACAGTTGGTGCTCAGTATGGTGTTACAACCGCTGGTACATTCGATCTTGACACAGACTCAAACGGCCGTTGGTCAGTTGAGAAGTTCAAGGGACTTATCTTCCACATTGAGCGTGAAGCTAATGCTATTGCTAAGGCTACCCGCCGTGGTAAGGGTAACGTTCTGATCGTTTCATCAGACGTTGCATCTGCTATGGCTATGGCTGGTGTTCTTTCTTACACCCCAGCCCTATCAGCCGACCTAACCGTTGACGATACTGGCAACACCTTCGTTGGTATGCTACACGGCCGTATTAAGGTTTATATCGATCCTTACTTCGGTGGTTCAGCAAACGGCGACGAGCTAGTAACCGTTGGTTATCGTGGTTCTTCACCATTCGACGCTGGTCTATTCTACTGCCCATACGTTCCACTACAGATGGTCCGTGCAATCGGTCAGGATACCTTCCAGCCAAAGATTGGCTTCAAGACTCGTTACGGCATGGTTGCTAACCCATTCGCAACCACCGCTGGTGACGGCGTTGTTGGTAGCCGTGATGTTTCCGGTCAGGCAAACATCTACTACCGTATCTTCCGTGTTCGCAATCTAACCTAAGTTAGATGCGTGGCGAAAGCCAAAACTTAAGAGCGGGGCCTTCGGGCTCCGCTTTTTTTATGACTAAATAACTGACGGAGGAATCTAATGACAACCAAATCAGTTCTGACAACTACACCAGAGAATACATCTATTCTTCAACCTACGAAGTTTACTTTCTTTATTCCTGATAAGCCATTTCTAAGATACTTTTGTCAGACAGTCACAATTCCTTCTGTGTCATTAACTCCTATTGCTGTTCCTACTCCTTTCGTTGATACATATAGACACGGCAGTAAAATGACATTTGAGCCATTAGTGATTACCGCATTGATGGACGAAGATTTGCGTGTATGGCATGAAACATACAAGTGGATGAATAGTCTAGGACAATCTTCTAATCTTGATAAGTATCCAAGAAGATCATTGAAAGATACTAATCCTCTTTACTTTGATGGATATCTAACAATCAATACAAACTCTAACAATCCTAATATTCGTATCAAATTCTTGAACTGTCACCCCACAGATGTTGGCGGTATCAACTTTGACACCAAGCAAGATGCTGATAACATTCCTACCGCAGACTTCACATTCCGTTACGATGTGTTTGAAATTGAACGCTTGACATAACCGTTTATTTCCACTATAATTGTTAGTATTTTTGTCACATGGAGGTATGCGGTGAATCTTAAACCACCAGTAGCTATTGAAGATTTGATGAAGGAATGGTCAGAGGATACTAAACTCGATTCTTCCGCTATTGATTTGGAACTCTTGAAGATTTCCAATCTACACGGTAAGTATCTTAACATTATGTCCTATCATCGTCATCTTGTCCGTAAGATAGATACGGACTTTAAAAACATGAAAGGCTTGCGTGAAGATTACTATGCTGGTCATCTTACACAGGAAGAATGTGATAAGCGTGGTTGGGAGTATATGCAGCATGTTCATTCTAACCCCAAGATTGCTAGACTACTCGAAACTGATCCCGAACTAAATAAACTGTTGCTTAAGAAAATAGCACACGAAGAAATTGTCTCCTATTGCGAGTTTGTTCTTAAATCTCTAAACAATCGCACATGGGACCTAAAGACATACACAGACTATAGAAAGCACTTTGACGGTAGATAATGGAACACTTGATCATTAGGAATTTGAATGAGTCTTATATTCATGTCACCTGTAGTGAAGGTGTAGCATGGGAACTCAGAGACGCATTCTCATTCCGTCCTCCCGGGTTTCAATTTGTCCCTTCTTACAAAATGAAACTCTGGGATGGATATCTTCGCCTCTTTGATGCCAATAAGCGTATCATTCTTCGTGGTCTTGCTCCTCAGGTAATGGAGTGGATACGCAAGAGAGGTTATACCTATGAGTATGAGGATGAACAGTATGGCACATCATTTTCAGTGGAAGAAGCAAATGAGTTTATTGAAAAACTCAACCCCAAGCATCCTCCTAGAGACTATCAGCTTAACTCTTTCGTTCACGCAATACGCTCTAAGCGTCGTCTTGTGCTGTCTCCTACTGGTTCAGGCAAGTCTTTGCTTCTTTACTTGGTCTCTATGTATTTGCTTACCAAAGGGAAGAGAGGTCTTATCATCGTTCCTAGGTCGGCGCTTGTAGAACAGTTATTCTCCGACTTTCAAGACTATTCTGTAAAGAATGGTAAGGATATGAATAAGTATTGTTGGAGAGTATATTCAGGTCGTGATAAAGAGGCAGAGCATCCTATCATCATATCTACCTGGCAGTCACTACAAAGATTACCTAAAGAATACTTTCAGAAGTTTGATTATGTAATCTGTGACGAAGTTCATCAAGCACAAGCAAAGGCACTATCTGATATCATTTCTAAGTGTACCAATGCTGCGTATCGTATCGGTGTTACTGGTACTCTATCTGGTGCTAAGACGCATGAATGGGTGCTTACCGGTTTGTTTGGTGAAATCTATAAAGCAACTACATCTAAAGAACTGATGGATAAGGAACAGCTTGCTAAACTAACCATCAAGTGCCTGTTGCTAAAATACTCTGACGAAGAATGTCAGTATATGAAGACTGCCGACTATCAGGCAGAGATTGACTATATTGTATCTAATAAGGAGCGAAACAAGTTCATTGTAAATCTTGCCCTCTCCTTAGAGGGCAATACTCTACTGCTATTTAACTATGTGGAGAAGCATGGAGCCGTTTTATACGACATGCTAAATAAGCGTGTAAAAGAAGGCAGAAAAGTATTTTATATACATGGAGGAACTGAGGTTGAAGACCGAGAAGAAATTCGAAGGATCGTCGAGAACGAGCGTAATGCTATTATTGTTGGGTCCGTTGGTGTTTTGTCTACTGGTACTAACATCGTGGCCTTGGATAACGTCATATTTGCATCTCCTTCCAAGTCCAAGATCCGTAACTTACAATCAATCGGTAGAGGGCTTCGGGTTAGTGACAAGAAAAAATCCGCCACTCTCTATGACATTGCCGATGACTTTAAGTGGAAAGCAAGAGAGAACTTTACCCTTAAGCATTTCTTTGAAAGACTCAAAGTCTATGGTGAAGAAGGGTTCGAGTTCAAAATCTACAAAATAAACATGAAGGATAGATGATGGATGATTACAGTGAATATCCTAGAGCAAAGTTTATTCGTCTCGATAATGGGGATGATTTAATAGCGGAAGTAGTAGAGGTTGGTGATGATGATAATCTAATGTATCATCTTTATCATCCTCTTAAAGTTGTTTATATACCTTCTGAGAAAACTGGCTTCTATAGTATTGCTTTTATGCCATGGGTCTTTCCTAGAATGGTTGAAACGCAAGAATTTACTTTACAATCCGAAAAAATTATGATAATAACAGATGTATCAGAAAAAACTAATGCGTCCTATTGGGAAAGTGTTAGTGAGTACCTAAAGTATAATGATCCTGCCAATGACGAACTAAGTCTTACAGAAGAACAGGAAGATAGTATAGCCGAGGCTCTTGAAGCATTCGCACAGAAAAGGATATATCACTAATGGCAACGACCACCACAAAAGAAACTAATCCATATCTCACATTTGACGATGCGGACCTAACCGATGATTTCGGCTTTTCTTTCGGTAACGAGGACGACATTATCGCA